CAATTAGAATATAAAGCAGAATGGTATGGTAGAGAGATAATAATAGCACCATCTAATTACGCAAGTAGTCAATTATGTTCTAGTTGTGGTTATAAGAATCCAGAGGTGAAAAATCTAGCACTAAGAGAATGGGTTTGTCTTGAATGTGGCACACATCACGATAGAGACATAAATGCAAGTAAGAATCTACTGAAATTAGCTATATAATTATGGTACTATCGGGGTAGGAACTACCCTTAGAGCTTGGGTAAACTTGGTAGGTTGCTACTATTGACCAAGAAGCTTCCACTTCAACGAACGAATGTGAGTAAGTGGTGAGTAGTTCACCCACCAAAGGATGTGGTATTTTTATGCTTGTTTCAGATTTGCGAAGAGAGATTGAATACATCCTCCAGGATACCGTTGACCCGGATCACCTTACTACCATATTCAACGAGTGTCTACGTGAGGATCTGGCTCACGTCCTTCGGCTGGAGACAAAGGCGACAATAACCCTGGCTACAGACGAAACTACCGTGTCCTACCCGGACGACATTTACGAAATCATACTTCTAAAGGCGCAGGGCAAGTCACAGGTGCGGCCACAAACAATTGATGAGATACCGCTTACCGATGAGTGTAGTAGCGGATACACCTTCTTCGGCGGCGTAATTGAGCTTCACCGGATGGAGGACACTCCTTACACGCTGTTTATCTGGTACTACCGTTACCCTGCTGAGATAACCGGCCTTTCCGATACGCCAGATATGCCTTCGCAGTACCACCACGCTTTGAAGCATTACTTCTTGGCGAAGCACTTCGAGGACGACAGCATGTTTAATGAGGCGCAGGTGCATTGGAATAATTACCTGAAGGTACGCAACCAGATTGACAATGCGGGACGCAAGAGTAAGGGGGCGCAAAGGCCGCGCAGGGTTCGGACTGTTTTTTGGAGATAGAAAGGGGGTAAAAGCGAATGGCAATAACGGCAAAGTGGTACGGGAAGGCCATGCTTCACATGGCGCAGGGTGAGGTTATCTGGAAGGCGTCAGGCGGCAGCACTATTAAAGTCCTGCTTGCTACAAGCTCTTACACGCCAAACCAGGACACGCACGAATATTTAAACGATATAACCAACGAGCTTACCAGCGGCGGTGGCTATACTTCCGGGGGCAAGGAGCTTACACTGTTTGATCCGACATATGATGCGGCATCCAACGAGTGCCGCCTTGACGCGGCTGACGTCACCTGGAGCGCGTTGAATAAAGCCGACGTAAGGTATGCGGTTATCTACAAAGACACTGGGGTGGCATCGACAAGCCCCCTGCTTGGATATATCGACTTTGGGGCAAGTCAGGCCCCTGCGGGCGTGGACTTCGTTATCCAGTGGGATGCGTCCGGAGTGTTGAAGAAAACGGCGTTATAACCCCATGGGGGGTGTAGTCAATGGCAAGTGTAACTAAGAGTCCTGGGAGTGCAATATCAGTTAGTAATAGTCCATATGATGATGTTGAGTGGTATGAACCTACAAGAGTTTATGCAAGTGATAATAATTATGCAGTGTTTATTTCTAGTAGTCCTGGTGAATATTCTGAAATACTTAAAGTAACTAACTTTGGATTTAATATACCTTCTGATGTAGATATTATAGGAATAAAAGTAGAGATAGAATGCAAGCGTTATGGTTTTGGTGCTGAACCTATATTAATAGATCGTTTAGTACAATTATATAAAAATAATACTTTGTCTGGAAGTAATAAGGCTAAGAATAGGCAAAGTGTGTCTTCGGAAAAATATTATGAATATGGCGGGGGTACTGATTTATGGGGGTCAACTTGGTCTTATAGTGATATTAATTCTAGCGGATTTGGCGTTGGAATTGCATTTCAATCAGATGGCGAATTTACTTTTGCAGAACTTCACATTGACCACGTTAGGATAACTGTATATCACACCGTAAACGAAGTGACTATTGAGTCTCCCGCATGTGAAGCTACTATTGCAGGTGTCGTTCCGGCAGTCAAAAAGAGGGTTACTGCAAGTACCGCAGGGATGATGTTGTCCGCAGGCGGGCATTCTATCATCCATGCGGTTCCGTCTCCTTCGGCCGGTGTCGATGCGGCAGGCGTTAGTCCTAAGCTGGTGAGCATTCTGTATGGTGTTGCCGGGGAATTATCGGCCACGCCTCATGTTGATGTTAACCTTATCTGGATAGCACGGACAGCGGCAGCCTCCCTTGAGGTTAGCTTGCCTGAGCCGATGATTATTACCGGCGATTGGATTATCCGCCCCAGTCCGTGCGTCCTAGTGGATGCGCTTCCAGCCCCGTCCATTAGGGAAGCCCTTAGTGTTGCGTCTGCCGGAAGTGTCATTGACGCCTGGCCGCCTTCTGTACTGTTCTCTGCCCCGGCAGAAGCGTGTTTTGCATCATTGGACGGCTTGGAACCGGAATTGATGCAGGTACTACGTGCGCCTTCTCTTGAGTCAACTGCCGAAGTAAAAGCGCCTGCCTTGTTGTTCCTTGTACCTGCCGATGTGTGCGGACTGACAGCTTCTTTCAGCGTTCCATTGGTAGGCCACAGGATTACCGTTGAATCTGCCGAAATGAGTGGTTCCTTTATTCCTCCGGGGATATTGGAGGCCGTCCGTGCTGTAACAGCCGGGGTAGTGTTTTACGGCATTCCTTTTGCATCTACTTATGACGTACTAATCCGGGCGACTGCCGCAGGGATAACGTGTGGTGCGGATTCTCCCGAGGTCCTCTGTATCCTCTGGAGAAGGGAGTCCACTCCAGAATCTTCATCTACGTGGACACGGATAGAACATGATGCGTCCATATGGAGTAAGGATATAGCACAGGCCGCATCTGCATGGACTAAAGTTACCAAGTAAAGCTGTCTCAAGTGGGCGGCTTTTATTTTAGAGAAAGGAGTTGGTTAAAGTGACTGTTGCTGAAATCGTTGCATTGGCACAACTTCAAAGTGAGGAATCTTACGACGATCCAACATGGATAAATTACATTAATGCCTGTTTGAACGACCTCACGCCGATAATGAAACTCTTGAACACCAAAAGCAACATTACGGTTAGCCTGACAAACGGCAACGGGAGTATTTCCATAAGCAACGATGAGGATCTTGCTAAAGCGGCATCGTTTCTGAATGTCTATTTTGCGCCAACCCCTGGTAAATTTGTTCAGTTAAGGAGATTGCCCATATCGGATAATTCATCAAAAGGATGGAAACTGACACAAAGCACCATTGAACTTCAAAATTTAGTTTCTGCAAGCGGGACTACAAGCGTGACTGTGAGGGTTGACTACTACAAGAGACTTCAACCTGTAACCATTGAAGAACTGGAAGATGACCTCTTTGAAATATCGGGCCTGCCGCATGAGTATCACCATATGATTGTCCTTTACTGCGTGGCCAAGAGTCAGCAGAAGGAAGAGGAACTTGACGATGCCAACAATGCCTATGCTGAATACCAGCTTGGCAAGAAGCAGCTTTTGTATGACCGTACCTGGGAAATGGAGCCGCATATGCGCCGCTATTTGAAACGGGCTAAGGTGGCAATGCTTGGCGGCACCCGTTAGGGTGGTGTTGTAAATGGCTATCCTTCAAGGTTGGGACATAATTGACTTTACCGGGATCAATGAGAAACTCGCACCTCACCTGATAGCTGACAGTCAGGCAGAGGACGCTATGAATGTGTTCTCAAGCATTGCCGGTAGGTTGACTAAGAGGCCAGGGCAGTCAAAGTTGAACGCCACGCAGATTGGAACAGGAGTACTGGGCCTTCATGGTTATTACTACGGCGAGGGGCTTACAAGCCGTAAGCTGTTGGCGGTTTTCAATAATGGCAATGCGTATTATTGGACAGGCGGGAAAAATCCCATGTTTTCGCAGATCAAGACAGGTTTAAGCACAGAACACCCTGTCCTTTTTGCAACCTGTGTCAATTACTGCGTTGCCATGAACGGGGAAGATCCACCGTGGAAGTATGACGGGGAAACTGTGTCTAACCTTCAGAACGCACCTTCTACCGGCAGGTGCCCCGTCCTGTTCCATGAGCAACTGTTCTGTATCGTTGACGACGATACCGTTCAGTGGAGCGATAGTTTTCTCCCGGAAGTATGGGAGGACGCATTTGTTTGGACGTTTGACAAGGGCGATGGAGACAAGCTGACTGGCCTCTTCCTCTATGGCAACACGCTTCTTGTATCCAAGTCCCGAAGCATCTTTCAACTGTCAGGTACGGACATTGACAATTTCAGATCGAAGAAGGTTGAGTCAAACTTTGGTGTTGTCGGACCAAGGGCAGGCATTGTTGTTGACCCCTGTTTTTACTACATCAACACGCACGGCATTTTCCGTTTTGACGGTCTTCAAAGCGTGAATATTATAGATCCGCCGGACAGCAGGGGACTGCCCGGCCTACCCGTGACTTGGAGTAATGTAAACAAGAATTACCTGCATAATGCAGTTGCCGGCTATAACAAGGCTTATAACTGCCTGTGGTTCCACGTGCCCTATAACACTAGCACGATAAATGACCTTATCCTTGTTTATGACTTAAAAACCGGCGCCTGGTGGAAGTACGACAAAATTAATGCCTCCTGCATGATCGACTTTGACGACGGTACAAGCGTCAAAACATACACCGGAAGCGCTAATTCCGGGTATGTTATCGAGCAGAATGTAGGCTTTAATGACATGGGAGAGGCCATAAAAGCCTATTGGTTGGGAAAAAGTTTCGGTGCGGACAGTCCGGTAAGGCTTAAAAAGGTTAAAAGAGTGTTTGTTATTGATGTTAAGAGTTTAAACGACTGCGTGTTTAACTACAGATTGGACAATAATTCAAAGTACACGACGCCTACTAGTGCTACGGACACAAATGATGTGAGGAAATACCAGATTTCCCCCGGCATCTGCCGGTATTTTCAGCCAAAACTAACCCATGAGGTAGTGGACAAGGACTTTGCGGTTAGCGGACTCCGGGTTATGTATAAGCCGAAAAAGGAGAAATAGGCCATGCCACAGGAATACGAACTTATAGACCTTTTAAAAATACTGACAAGTGATGATTTCTCCGGCAGGAGCCTCCAGGAACGGCTTGAGGACCTGGCGCAAAGGACGGCTTTGAACTTCCAAACAGTTGCCGATTTGCTTGTTCAGATGCAGGAGTATGAAAATACAATAGGCAAGGCCATTAACGAATTGGTTCAGCAAAACTACGACAACTGGAATAATACAGCGACAAACTACGATAACCGGAACGACCGTATCTCTACAATACCGGCTACGCCGACAATAGAAACAGATGGTACGGCTATTCAGCATGTATTGAATACCGATGGCAGCGCGGATATTAGTTTCGAGTGGAACTTCCCTGTAGGCGAAGAAGATGAGTACAACATAGACGGGTTCATGGTCTATGTTTATTCAGGCAGCACCGAACAGTTAGACACCGCTACGGAGAGCATCCAATATGTGCCCGGCAGTGCAAGGCATGTGTTCCTGCGCGGCGTTGCGGCTGACCTGTACTATCATTTTGGCATTGCCGCCTACCGGATGGTTGATCCTGACATCGCGCCGGAACACCAAGATCCCAAAGGTATACTCAAGTCTGAAAAGGCTATGGCCGATGCCTACAGACCAACTGATGTCCCGGCTTTTGGCGGTGATATCACAGGGACAATCCAGGGCAAGCCAGCCGAAGAGGTATTGGAGTCGATATCCAATTTTGACGACCGCAACGACCGTATATCTACAGTCCCAGCTAATCCTGTTGTTAAAGGCGATGGCACGGCTGTTGATCATATTGTCAATACCGATGGCAGTGTTGACATCAGTTTTGAATGGGAGTTCAATGGCACGGGTGATGCCTACAATATCGACGGGTTTACGATCTACGTCCATCAGGGGGCGAGTTCAAGCCCGTATACTTTCGGCACGGAGCCGGAAAAGGAGCAGGCGTTCTTTGTCCCGGCAAACAAACGTGTTTTTATCCTGTACGGCGTGCCTGCTGATAAATACTATACGTTCGGAGTCCAGGCTTACCGGACAGTGGATATGGACATTGACGAAAGCGGTACCCTGGAATCAAGTATAGTTAAGACTGCCCATGCCGAAGAAAACCCGTACAGGCCAAGTGAGAACGTGGCCTTTGGTGGCGATATTACCGGGACGATCGACGGGATACCGGCAGAGGATTTTGCAGACGTCATTGAAGGTACATTAAACTACCGAACACCCGGAGCGCCTTCCAATAACCCGGTTCCCACTATTTTGACTACCGATGTTAAACCTAACGCTTCAATGGATATTAAGCTGGGCTGGGCAAAGTATACGCAGGGCGCGAGGAAGGCTGACTTCCTTATGCTGTTTTGGGTGAAGGGTGATCCTCCCCTCTCTGCGCCCACGGTGAACGACTCGAACATTGTCTTTAATGTTAATACGGGTGGCCCTGCCTATCATGTGTTTGAAGGTGTCAACCCGTCTGATAACTGGCGTTTCGGTATTGCGGCGGCGCGTAAGACGGAGAACGGCGTTGAGGTTGGGCCTATTCAGTCTCCCGCATCTGCGCCGGACTGGGCCGATGTTACTGAAGGTGTCCCCAACTATACCGGGACTATTGGTGACGAGGATCACCCTTCTGAGACTGTCATAAGTGTCCTGGACGGTTTCGGCAACGGTTCTGACGGTGAGTTTAACAGTACAGGCAATGTGACCTGGACGGTGACCGACGAGGACTCTTACAGCGTTGTTAAACAGTTCAAGTCTTTTAGGCTTAACCAGGGGCATACTTTAACCGTTGATAAGCGTTGCCGTGGGTTGTTTATCTTTTGTCAAGGAAATGTCATCATAGAAGGCACTATTGATATGTCCGGGAAGGCCGCTAAAGTCTCTAAAATTAGTTCAACCCAAAGGCTGATCCAAATACCCGTCGGCGTCTATGTGGTAGACATTCCCCCAGGCGGCAAAGGGGGCAGTGGCGGCGCAGGCGGCGATGGTGGGGATGGTACCCGTGACTACGATGGTAAAGGTGGCGCAGCCGGTCTTGCTTCTGCCCCCGGATGGTTCGGTGGAGGCCACGGAGGAGGCGGCGGCGGAGGCGGAGGCGGCACGAGAGACGTGGATGTGGATGGAAGAGACGGCGGCGCAGGTGGCAGTAATGATGCCGATCTCCCTGCCGAAAAAGGTGGTTACGGAGGATACTGCGCAAGCCGGTACGGCAAGGTTTACCGGGGCGGCCTTGATGGTGACGCCCTCTGCGGAGGCGGAGGAGGCGCTGGCCACGGCGGCGGCAATGGTGGCGGAGGCGGAGGCGGCCTGCATGGTGGTTACGATGCGGTAGATCTTTACCGTACTGAACCTGTAAGCGACCCAGGGCTTCAAGCGGAAAGTGGTTCTGCTGGAGGCGGCCTTGTGGTTATTATTGCCGGCGGCTCCATCTTTATTACCAATTCCGGTGCCGTCAAATGCAACGGCTTGGACGGTGGGGACGGCAGGGATGGTTACAACAGCAGCCAAGGAGACGGCGGTGGCGGTGGCGGTGGCGGTGGAGGCGGCGGCGGCGGAATCGCTGCCTTTATCTATAGAGTTAGCTTTACAGACTTTGGCACAATAGAGGTTAACGGCGGCCTAGGTGGAGCAGGCGGCGCAGGCGGCACGGGGTACTGGGATGATGGCCAGGACGGTGAACCAGGGCAACCCGGAGAAGCCGGAAATATTATCGTAGTTAAGGTTTAGGGGGGATATTCTATGCAGAGGATGTTCTTCCATAACAAGTACGACATTAAAAGCACAAAAATACTTGACGCATTGGACGATGATGTTATAGTGTATGACGTATTCGGCGAGAACAGGTATAACCTGCCGAAGGATATTCGCATCAGGACTTTGCCGTATATGATAGACAGGTATATAGACTTCGAGCCGGGGACGTACACAGCAGGCGTCTCTTTTATTTTGGAATTTAGCTGTATGGACTATTTAGCTAACATTATAACCGATGAGGATAGGGCGTTTACCGTCACCATTGGCGGCAGGGCATATCAAGCGAAGCCGGAAAACGGAAAACTGCTTGTCGAATTAACCTGTGATGAACCACATACAGTAGACATAACTATTAACGCCGAAAACTACCTGCCTTTTTCAACTTCTTTGGTGGTGAGTGAAGCATGATAAGGGTTCACATAAAAAGTAAGGAGACCCCTATTGAAAAGAGATTGGAGATCCTTGAGAGGGAAGTCAGGGAGAGTAAGCAGCAGCTTGAAGAGGCCAAAGCTGAAATTGCAGGCCTAAAGAAGGGGGTTGTTAAGGATGGCAATTGATCCAAAGACGATCAGGCCGGAAGATTACCCGTGGGCGGCAAGTAAACGGTTTGGACTGCTTGCTTATATGTCCCCTGTGGAGGCATGGCCTACGGCAGAGAGTTTGGCAAAAAAGTACGGCCTTGGGCTGACAACAATTGCCCCCGACACTTACAGGTTTACTTACAACAGAACGGGCAGGACGCTGGGCGATGTTGTTTCTACCCACGGCGGCGGCAAGATCAACCCCCGTGCGGCAGACCAGATACTTGACTACGCGGAACACCTGGACAGGGTTGACCCAAACTATTACCAGTACGATTTAAGCAACAGGCAGGTAAGTCCCATGTCACAGGCGCTGAGCCTGGTTGCGCCAAGGGAGTTTGTCAGGCCAACGGCACTGCCTAAGACGCCTTACATGAACTCGCTTCAAAGGGCACTGACAGGGTTATAGGAGGGAGGTTAGACAATGGGGAAAATATACAATAAGTACGGAGAGGTTATCGGTTATACTGACGGTCCAGACTACACGGACTACAGCAGTGCGGCATCCCAGGCAAAACCTGGGGGCAATTACAGGCCAACTTCTACCAGCGGTGGCAGCAGAGGCGGGTTTGACTTATCCGGTTTGAGCGGCTATGCCCTGGAGTACGCAAAAGCGGCCAACCAGGGGGCAAAGGTTAGCGGCAAGGGCAGGGATAAGGCTGACGATGCAGCTACTCAAGCGTTGGGTGGAAGTGGGCTAAACCAGGCTGACATCAACAGGATTATGCAGGGCGGCGGAATGTCAACGACCTACCAGCCCACGACTTACTATGGCGCCCAACAGCAGACATATCAGCCTACATCTTTAGGCAACAGGATAGATCTCGATGCCATACTCGGTAAACTTGGCACCTCTTTCAACTACACGCCACTGTCTGATGCTGAGATGATGGAGCAGGCGAAGACATACGCAAATTTACAGTTGTCGCCTTTACTTGCGGCGCTGCAAAGCAACTACGATATGTCAAAGGCGGCCCAGGAAGCTGCTAAATTGCAGATTGAGGCGGCTTACAGCGGCGTTGGCGACACCATCAGCCAACGGCTTGATGAAGCGGAAAGACGGGCTAAACAGGACGCTATTGCCCGGGGAATGGGGCGCTCAGGTGTAGTTAACTGGGAAAGGGCAAAGCTGACTGAGCCGATATTGAGGCAGGAGGCACAGGCCATGCAGGAAAAGGCGGCCAAAATGTCCGGGGTTGACCTCCAGTTAGCGGCGCTGGCTGATGAATACGCCAGGCGACAGAATGAACTCCAGGAGCGCTTAGGACTACTTGAGTCAAACAGGTTGGCAGAACTTCAGAATTTACAGCGCCAGAACATGCTTGGCTATAACCAGAATCAGCAGAACCTTATGTTATCACTGCTGCCCCTATTCCTTTATGGCTAGGAGGGAGATAAATGGCTACAACTTATAACCCATACGAAGGCGCGACAGCATTAGCGCAGGCGATAGCGCAATTCCAAAAACAACAGCGGGTCAATCCCGTGGCAGATGCCCTGCACAGTATGTCAATGCGGTACAGGAATGCTGCTACGGACGCTGAAAGGGCAGCCTTGAATGCGGCGGCTAATGCAACGAGGATGAATTTCCTCCGGTCCGGCGGGAGTCCCTATGAGTTGCCTACAGACCTTTGGGGCGCTGACCCAACGCAGGGGTTCCAGACTGGTTTAGAGCAATTTACCCCGGGTTATGCGGGTGATCACACGACTATTGGGCAGAAGATGAAATTGGCCGCCATGACAGGAATGTTTGGCGGCCAGCCTACTTATGAAAGGCAGTTACAGGAAGCACAGTTAACGGGCATGTACGGCGGACAACCGACACTATATAAGCAGGTTACAGAAGCAGGGTTAACCGGTATGTACCAGGGACAGCCTACGTGGGAACGTGACTTTAAAGAAAGACAGTTTGCACTTGAAGCGGCCCTGAAAAGCGCACAGCTAGCGAACATGGGCAGATCAGGATCCGGCGGCGGAGGATCCGGCGGCGGAGGCGGTAGTTCCTCCGGTGGCAAGACCCTGACAGAACGGCAAAATGCTGCCCTTGCAAACGCTATGGAATTTGTCAATGATGCACTCATTAAAGGAACTTCGCCGGAAGAGTTAAAGGTTAATATTGATAGCTGGGCACCTGAACTAGTCCGTGATGGCGTAGATATAGAAAAACTCAAGGAATACGTTGATCAAGCGGCATTAGCTATGGAAGAGTACCAATTCTTACTCAAGAATGAAGAGGAGGAAAGGGAAAGGCAGAGACTAAAGGCCCGCCAAGTATGGCAGAAAGTTATTGATATACTCCCGGGCAAACAGTTCAGGTAAGGTGATGTAATTATGGCAAACTATGACTTTTCCAGAAAAAGAGGCGAAGTTGTTTCTGAAGAAGAAAAGAAACAGCGCAAAATAACTTATGATTTTACCAAACCAAAACCGGGTACTGAATCTCTTTTTAAACCGGAAACAGTCAGCCCCGTAACTGTTGACACTAAATTTGAACAACTCATGCAACCGGAAGTATCGGTAGCGCCGGCAGTGCCTAAAGAGAGCGCATATACTCGCCTTGATCAGAAACTGGGCGGGTTCCTGCCTTTTGGCACGGCTATTCCTAAACATGAAGTTGCGCCAATGGTAGAACCTGCAGCTGTCAAGCCGTCTCCTGCGATTGATTTGGATAGGGATTGGCAGGAGATGGTTGTCCAGTCAATAGGACAACCTACGCAGGACAAGCAGTACAGCCTTGACAATCCCTTGCTCCGGGCGCTTAAACTGTCCACACAGGATAACATTGCCAGTAACCTGGCTTCAAAAATCGTAGAACCCGTTCTGGGGCCTGACCCAACCAGAATCGAGCCACAGACGGACTTTGAGAGAAAAGTCCAGGGTGCGGGCGGCTTTATTATTGATACGGCAATCGGCGGCAAGATTTTGGAAGGCTTTGCGCCTATCGTCAAGGGCGGCTTGAAAAAGGCCGTAGATATGGTTAAGCGTATGCCGCTTTGGGCGAAGGCAACCGGCGGGGCGGCAGGCACGGGCGCGGCTGTGGATACCGGAATAGGAGCGTTCACGCCCGATAAAGAGGACCGCGACTTTCTCCAGTCCGTAGGTGCAAGTGTGCGGGCAGGTGTCGGGGATACTTTAGCTTTGGCTGGGGGCATTGCAAAGTGGAAGGGGAAAGAAGGACTTGGCGAAGCGCTTGAAACCAAAGGCGCAGAAATTAGGAGGGGTTTCGAGGACGTTTCCCGGGTGCCTGAAGAAGAAATATCCTGGAGATCGTTCTTTAATCCCGACTTCTATTCAGGCAACGTAGCGAGATCGTTACCTACGGCGCTTGCACTTGTCCCGGCCATGTTTGCCGGTTATAAACTGGGTGGCGCGGCAGGTGCAAAGGCCGGCCTGGGTGCATTTGGGAGGGCAGTCCTTGGTTCCCTGACAGGTGCAGGGGTATCCCGTCCTCTTGAATCAGCTATGGAAGCAGGTGCGGCTTATTCTGAAGCCCTTGAACGCGGCTATGAACCAGATAAGGCAGAAGAAATTGCTCAGTCCATATTTGACAAGAACCTTCGTATGTGGGGGCTTGACGCGGCGCAGTTGGCGGCTGCTTTTGTTCCTGCTCCGTTTAAGCCTGTAGGCAAACTGGGTAAGGTTGCAATGGGCGCAGGACGCCTTGGCGGGGTTGGTGTTGTGGAAGGACTGGAGGAAAGCGCCCAGGAGGTATTCCAGCAGCAGGCGTTTGGCGATGATAGAGGCTTTATTGAACAGATGCTTCACCCGACACAGGCGCAAAAGGAAGCTGCCTTTGTCGGCGGCGTCTTTGGCGTTGGCATGGGCGGTGCAGGTGTTGTTACTGATGTTATGCGGGAGATCAAGACGCGCACTCTTGAAACCATGCCGCCGGAGATGCAGACGGAGGTAAGGCACCATGCTGAACACCTTGAAAGGAACGAAGGGTTAACGGCGGACGAGTCTATTGACAGGGCACTGGAGACAATAGCGGAAACGGAGGAAGGACAGAAGGTTATTGATCAAGCCGTCCAGACTGTGGTTGATGATGTCAACTCCGGCAGGATAGTGTTGCCCATTTTGGGCAATATTGAACCTTACAGCGCCCCTGTGGTAACTGAACCTGTTGCCGCGCCCGTAGAACCTGCGGCAGAGGTTCCTGCAAGCGTTTCTCCCGTTGTAACACCAACTGCCGCTTTACCTGAACCTGCTGTTGCTACTCCTGCTATTGTGCCAGAGGTTACTATTCCTGCACCTATTACTCCTGAACCTGCCGGGACTGCAAAAGTGCCGGAAGCAGTCGTACATCCAGCACCTGTTACGCCTCCTGCACCAGTTGTGGAGAGCGAACCTGTTACAAAAGCAGAAGCGCCTACTGCCCCAGCTGAGGGAAAAGCTATTGGCAAAGATGCAAAGCAACCTAAGCCAGCTGAAGCCGCCAAGGGACCCGCACCATCACCCGAGTTTGCCAGGACTGGTGAAAAGGTTGAAATAAGAGTGGAGGTAGAACCAGGAAAGTATAAGTGGGAACCGGCAACCATTGAACGGGTGGTTAAAAACACTAAGGGCGAGGATCTATACGAGGTAAGATGGAACGAGACTGTTGTTAGACTTAATCAGGATGATGTCAGGCCGATAAAGGTAGATGTTACTTCAAAACAAAAAGCGCCTGAAGCAAAAACCAAACAAGAACCTATCCCTGCAGAAGAAAAACCCACTGTCGTCAAGCGAGATAGAACCACAGCAAGCACAGCAGACTTGGCGGCTGACTATAAAGCCAGAGGCATGAGTAGGCAAAGGGCCTGGAGTCAGTTTGTTATCGACAAGTCGTTAAGGCCCGGAATTGACGCGAAGGAGTTTTATAAAGTCTTTGACAGCGTACCGCTAAAACTGTTTAAGGAAGTGGATGTGCAGGGTGATGTTAAGGCCACGCATATCTTAAAGGAAACATACACACCGGAAAGACGGGTGCAGATATTAAATGAAACAGAGGGTTATGTTGAATGGGTAGATGAACACGGAACCGTTGGGAGTACGCCGAGAGAGTTTATAGAGAGTCTTAAATCGGTAAGTACCGAACAGGAGACATCCACCACTAACAAAAAGGAGACAAGAAAGCGCGGCTTTGACAAATCTCCGAAAGAAGTATTAAAAGAGTACGGCCTGCAAATTGTAAAGACGAAGGACGAAAGAGACGGGCGCACTGCATGGCAGGTGAAGGGCAAAGGTGCGCGTGAGCTGAAAGATGTATTGAAGGAGTTAGGAGCCAAATCTATTAACACCAGCATTAACGAGAAGGCGGCCTGGACGTTCTACGGCGAGGAAGATCCGTCAGTAAGGATATTAGAACGGGTTCAGCAAGGCGCAACTGTAACTGAACCGCAATCACTGGAAGAGTTGCAAAAACAGATCATTAAAGCCTCCCCGGGGAAAATCGGAAAAGAGAAAGCAGAAGCACTTGGGGTTTTAATCCGTGGCGTAGCGTCATATCGTGGCCTTGATCCAGATGAGTATGTAAGACAACGGTTTAGGGGAGTTGTCCTCGGCGGGACTCCTGCTGCCGACGCCCTCTTAAAGAGGATGGCGGAAGATGATAAGAATATGAGTATGGAACCTGCCGCCGAGGACTTCACGCCGCCCAAAAAGACGATTAAAGCATATAAACTCTTCAGGACCATGAAGTCTCAGCCCGGGAAGATATTCCCCTTATTTATTGGCAAATCTAAACCTACACCTATTGGAGAATGGATTGAGGCAGAACACATACCGACAAAAGGTTATGCGGAAAGACCCGGTTGGCGCGCTGGCATACTTCCATACGCGCCTCACCTGATGAAGAAGGATGGTACCATGCAGGAGGGGCGAGTATGGGCAGAAGTAGAGTTGCCGGCGGACGTAGACTGGCAGCCTATAGCTGATACTACAAAGACAAAGGACGTACGGGACAGGATACCCGTTGGCGGGCACTACAGGTTTAAGACAAACAAGATGCAAGGTGGCGCTTGGATTATAGGTGGCGCTATTAAGGTTAATAAGATATTGTCACCGGAGGAAGTCCGGGAGATACTAAAGAAAGGAGCACCTGAACTACTCAAGACTGTTGAGGGCGTCCCGGTTGCTTCTGTAGAGTTTGACGAGGACGCAAGGGCCCTTATCCGGGCGCTGAAAGCTCCTGACGTAGCAGCAATGGCCCACGAATTAGGTCACGTTTTCAGGCGCGATTTATCGCCCGGGGACTTAGCCATAGCCGAGGAATGGGCGGGTGTAGAGGACGGCGTTTGGACACAGGATGCCGAAGAGAAATTTGCCGAAGGTTTTGAAAAATACCTGATGGACGGCAAAGCGCCAAGCCCAGGGTTAAAGCAGGTATTTGAAAAATTCAAGAAATGGCTTACTGAGATTTACAAGAAACTTAAAAATACACAACTGTCAGTAGAACTGTCGGATCCCATGAGGGAGGTATTTGACAGGCTTATCGGCGGCAAAAAGTTGAACGTCAAATTAATGGGTAAAACCGCCACAGCCAAAACTGAACGCGGCACCGCTATTGAAGCCCAGTACGCTGTAGTACCGGCATATGAGTTAATTACCTCGCACAACATCGATCTGTCCAGGAACAAGGCTTACCCGAAGGAATTACAGCCAAGACAGAGGGAACGGGCGGCGTCCGAGGATCAAATTAACCGCATTGCCGCCAACCTTGAACCTGAATTTCTTGGTGAAAGCCCCAAGGTGTCTGAAGGTGCCCCTATTGTTGGCGAGGATATGATTGTCGAGTCCGGCAATGGCAGGGTTATTGCCCTAAAGCGGGTTTATCAAAAGGGCGACGAGAACGCCGATAAGTACAGAGAATGGCTTGTTGCCAATGCGGAGAAGCTTGGCTTTAACAAGGAAGGTTTTAAGGAAATCGAAAATCCTATCCTGGTAAGAATAAGGCTTACTGACGTTGACCGTGTTAAATTTACACAGGAGGCAAATGAACAAACAGTAGCGGCTTTAAGCGCAACAGAACAGGCGGCGGTTGACAGTAAGAAGTTAGCTGGGGACATCTTGAACTTCTTCGCGCCCTCCGAAACGGGCGAGATAAACACCCGCGCCAACCGTGACTTTATCAGGTTGTTTGTGGAGAAAGTTGTCAGTCCGTCCGACAGAGGAAGGTTTATTACAAGCGATGGTTCATTGTCCCAGGAAGGGATAACGAGGATAAGGAACGCTATCTACGCCAAGGCATACGGTGATATTGCGGCAATAGAGAAACTCGCCGAGAGTACGGATAATAATGTCAGAAATATTACCAATGCCATGTTGATGGCGGCACCAAAAATTGCTAAAGTAAAAGAGGGCATCAGAAAAGGCAGCCTGTACGACCTGGATATATCCAAGGACATCGCTGATGCAATGAAGAAGTTGTCCCACCTTAGAGAGTCCGGCACGGCGGTACAGGACTATCTTAACCAAACTGCACTGTTCGGTGAAGACATATCCCCCCTTGCAAAGGACTTGCTGAGCGCTTTTGACGTTAATAAACGATATGTGAAGAGAATTGCCGCACTGCTGAACAACTACGCTGATGCCGTGTTCTCCATTGGCGACCCGAAACAGATGAGCATGTTTGAAGCGTCCAAGCCCACTAAGGCGGAGGTTCTACTCACGGCGATAAGAAAGGTGGCAAGGGAATATGAAGGCCAAATTTCCGACCAAGCTTCGCTTTTCCAAGACGAGGCTGTTCGTGGTGAAGCAGATAGAGGGGGCATTGGAGAAGCACATGAAAAAGAAGGAGGTTCAAGGCAGGAAGAAGTAAGTTCCTACGAATCAGCCAAAGCAAAGCTCGAAGCCAAAACAAGTGAGGCTATCGGTGATGTTAACCCTCCTGTTGGGTTTTCGGTAAGGGTTGTCGGCGGGAAGGGGCAGGCACAAGCTGATACAGGGGAGTTTCATATCGAGAACGAAGAAATAAGGGATGAAGCACAAGCCATGGCGCGTCCTGCTACCTCGCCAAAGTTAAAGAAGAAAGATGCTACAAAAGAAACAATTAGGCGCAGGGACATTGTGAAGTTCCTGGACTCGAAATTCGCCCCCATTAGAACTGGACGCTTCCGACGGAAATCGTTGGGTATTTTCAAAATCAAGCCGGAGGTTATCCGTACAAGGCTGGCTAACGACCTACCTGTGATTTGCCACGAAATTGGACACTACCTGGACAAGAAACTCAACCTTGCAGATCCGGCTTATGATCAGGAACTGCTAAACTTGGGAGAACCTCAATCAAAGAAAAGCTACACCAAGGAACAAGTCAGGAAAGAGGGTGTGGCTGAGTTTATGCGCCTTTACCTGACAGAACCGGAGACAGCGAAACAGGAAGCGCCTAACTACTATGCCGCATTCGAAAATAAGATAGAAGTCTATGACGATATCAAGGATTCACTGTTGACGACACGGGCAGACATTGAGTTGTGGTATACCCAACCGGCGGCAGCAAGAGTTGCCGGCGCTATCTCTGTGGGTGAGAGCAACAGAAGGAAAATGAGCCTGTCCAGCATCTATGCGTTAACCATTGACGAATTGCACCCGCTAAAGAGGTACGTTGAACAAATTGGCGCAAAAAACCTACCCATTCACAAAGATCCGTTCAAGTTGGCCTGGCTTGCCCGTGGGTGGGCCGGCAAGGCAAGGACGCTGCTGTATCACGGAGTACTTGACGCCAACGGTAAGAAGATCGGGAAGTCTTTATTGGAAGTCTTGAAGCCCGTGTCCAAAGAGCTTGATGATTTCAGGAATTACATTGTTGCAAAGCACTCCCTTGAGGTTACGGCACAGGGCAAGATAACCGGGATTTTGGACGAGGATGCGCAGGAAGTGGTTGATGCTGCGCCCGACAAGTACCAAAAGGTGTTGAAGGATCTTGTTGAATACCAAGATGCCTTGCTGAAGTTACTGGTAGATTCCGGGGTTATGAGCGCTGATGCGGCTAAGAAGATGCGGGAGATGTATCCTAACTATGTTCCCTTTTACCGGGTGTTCGAGGAAGATGTGAATACCATAGCGGCCTATATGTCCAAAGGTGGGTTTGCTAACCTGAGAAACCCGGTAAAGATGATGAAGGGCTCAACGAGGGAGATCCTGGATCCGCTGGAGTCCATTGTCAAGAACACTTACCTGTTTGTGAATATCGCGGAACGCAACAGTGTGGGCCGGGCAATCGTGGAGCTTGCCGAAAGCAAAGAAGGCAGCGGCAGGTTTGTGGAAAAGGTTGACACCAGGTACAATGTTGCCAAGGAAAATATCTTGACTATTTACCGGGACGGCAAGGCAGAAAAGTACCAGCTTGAACCGGATCTCTACCGGGCAACACTGGCGCTGGACAAGGATGCTGCAAATATACTGGTTAAAATTTTAAGCTACCCTGCTTCATGGTTGAGGGCAGGCGCTACATTAAGTCCTGACTTCATATTAAGAAACCCGTTTCGAGATCAGTATAACGCTTTCATCAACTCCAAATACGGGTTTATACCAGGGGTTGACTTGATAAGAGGTATATTCCATTACCTCAAGAAGGACGATCTGTATTGGCAGTTTATGAACAGCGGTGCAGCAAGCGCAACGCTTGTATCCCTAGACAGAGACTACCTGCAAAAGAACGTGAAGGAGCTTCTCAAGAATAAAAGTAAACAGGAAAAGATCCTTACTGCTCTCAACCCTAAAGAATGGGCCAACTCCTTCATTGAGATGCTTAGGGAGCTATCTGAGATGGGCGAGTACGGGACCAGAATTGGGGAGTTCGCCAAGGGCGTTAGGAGTGGTGCGGATCCGGCGGAGGCGGCCCTATCGGCAAGGGATGTGACGCTTGACTTCGGCAGGATGGGGACACATACGAAGCAGGCCAACCGGATAATAGCGTTTATGAACGCTACTGTCCAGGGCATGGACAAAATGCGGCGGCAGTTTATTGAAAAGCCCCTCCAGACAACTCTAAGGGCAGTGATTTCAATAACACTTCCGTCAGTACTGCTGTTCCTTGCTAACCATGACGACGACAGGTATAAGGAATTACCTCAATGGCAAAAGGATCTGTTTTGGATAATCTTAACGGAGAATAACATTTATAGGATTCCAAAACCATTTGAAATGGGTATCTTGTTCGGCAGTGTGCCGGAGAGAGTGTTGGCCTGGATTCTAGAAAATGATCCCAAGGCGTTTGATGGCATTGGCGAAACCATTAGTGAAGCGGCACTTCCAGGCTATATCCCCACTGCGATGATACCGATAATTGAGGCATTTGCAAATAAGTCCTACTTTACTGGCAGGCCGATAGTGCCACAGAGAGAGGAAAAACTTGAACCAAGATACCAATACGGGCCGTATACCACGGAAACCGCAAAGAGTATTGGCAACATATTAAATCTGTCACCGCGTATGATAGAAAACTTTATCCGTGGCTACACCGGCGGCCTGGGTATGTATTCGATTAAATTTGCAGAGGGCATTGGCGAGGTAACTGGGATAATGGGAGACACAAGTAAACCAAGTCTGTCTGCTTCTGAATACCCTGTACTGAAGGCGTTTATGGCTAAGGAATATATTAATTCTCAAAGCGTTCAGGACTTTTACGATGAACTGAACGAGCTAGAGAGGAAATATGCCACGACCAATCAAACAGGTAAGGCACACATAACCTTAAAAGAGCACGCCCGGTTGAAGAAGCTGCGTAAGGTTGCAGGTAAATTCAGTGATATAAGGAAGGTTGAAAGGGAAATTCTAGGTTCAGAGACGCTGACGCCCGAACAGAAGAAGGCGGCTTTGGACAGAGCAAACCTACTTATGGTGAACATGGCCCGTGAAGCATTGGGTAGAAGGAAGGTGCAATAGAGTTAGAGTATCTTTCCTATTACCCATTTAATGGTTTTAATAACTGGCCATAGCATTACCATTATTACCCAAAAAACACACGCAATACCGAAGCCCCAGGCAATCAGCTCAGGAAGGACGCCCATTAGAAGGAAAAGGACGATTGCGAACATAGCCAGCATTGCAGGAATATAGATAATGTACCATATCTTATTCTTGGGACCGTTGACTACAATGTCGAAAAGTTTGCTTAGCAACGTATCACCTCCTTTTACAGAAGGGATTACTGGCAAAAGCCGGTTAATTCCTTCTTTTTATCTAAGAAAATAGCAAGAAGACTCCCACCTCTTTAGGTGGGAGATGAATTGCTTTCTTTTTCTTGACGTTCTGACTGTTCAAGAGCCACTTGCAACAGATGAAAAATGGTTTGTGTGCGAGTACCAAACCCTTT